GTGTTGTTGTTTTTCAAGTATGCTATAAACATGCTATTCTCGAAAAGGGAGATTGAATGACTAAGTTACAGCCTATAACAACAGAAGTAATCCGACTAGGAAAATCAAACCCTCAAGCTGGAGGTTGGTATAACGGAGTCTCTATTGTCAAGCCTTCTGCCAGACAGAGGCTGGGTTATAGTCAAGCGGCTTACGACTCCTCTATACTTGAGACAAGCAACAGTCACTATTCTTTTTACAGGACGCATCGTTCCTTGATGCCTAGTCAATATTGGTCGTTGTATAAAACATCTCCTGACGTAAGGGCTTGCATTGACAGTATTGTGCGTCGGATAGCAACTTGGGATTGGGCTATCAGGCCAACGGTTGATCCTCATGACAAAGAAGAGTTCGCTCGTGTTGATAATTTATGCAAAGAGATGACAGCCTTTATGAAGGTTCCGTCTACTGATGGCGTAACATGGCAAGAAACTATGACAGCGATGGTTACAGACTTATTGGTTTATGATGCTGGTGTTTTAGAGCTTGTAAATGATAGTAAGGGTGATTTGGCTGAAATAACCACTTGGCTTGGAAGCGAGTGTTTTCCAGTTGTTGATAAATATGGTCAACTTCATCATTACGATCAAGAGTCTGAAGATGGAGAAACGCCTACTGTAGAGCTTTCTAGAGAAACGATCTGTTATTTTCAGCTTTTCAAGAACAACAGGTCAACGCTCGGTTTGCCGATTATCGAGTCCATTATAAATGAGTGTGTCGGAGCTATACTTGCAGATGAACATGCGATGTTGGCGCTTGATGCTGATGAGATTCCTCCCGGACTTCTTGTTCTGGGTGGTGTGGCGGGGCCAGCGGCTGAAAGGGCTAGGGCTGATTTGCAGAGCATGAAAGGCAAAGATCATAAAATCCGAGTCATCACTAGTCCACAACCACAAGGCATTGAGGCCAGATGGATTGAGCTTAGACATACGCCTAAAGATTTGGAGCTACGTCAAGTAGTTGATCAAATGCGCCGAATAATCTGGCGTGTATTTGGCGTAACGCCTGTTGAGCTTGGTGTGACAGATGGTATTCCTAGAGCGGCGGCTGAAGTTCAAATGGACGTTGCCTCATCGCACTTGATCTCGCCGCTTCTTGAGCTTATTCAAGCCCGTGTGAACGCTCAAATAATGCCTAGGCTTATTGAGGACACATCTCTTGTGAAGTTTACGTTTGATAGGGCTTTGCCTCAATCAGCAGGTGAGCGGTTGGATACGGCACGTAGGGCCGAGGTGCTATTGCGTAATGGTGCCTTGACGATAAACGAGGTTAGGGCTGAGATGGGCTATCTGCCTGTTGAGGGCGGCGATACGCCTTATATGATTACATCGCTAGGGCCAATGCCCTTAGACAAAATTGCCGAGGGTATTTCTCAAGAAGTGCTTGGCGCAGATAAGGGATACGGAGCTGAATTAGCTAAAGATAAAGTCGATATTATTCGAGAGTCAGATTGTTGTGGATCAGATCACCGCTCTAAAGATTGGAGGTCACTTCTAAAAAAAAGATCAAGAGATGAGTGGCTTCCTAGTGACTGGCAACCAGAAGCTAAGTTCAAAGGATCAAGAACCCTTCCTTTGACTAAGTTAGCTGAGCTAGTATCTGAATATACACGAGAAGCTACAAACCTTTATGTTGATGCTGGGGATCAAGTTAGCGCTATAGTGGCATCTGCTTTTGGGTCATCAAATAGCATGAGCATTTCAGATTCACTGACTGCTAAGCGCAGGGTCAATAGGGCTTTAGACGAGCTTCTTCTTCGTTGGCGTTTGCGTACTGAGCCATATTATTTTGATGCTACAAAAATGGGTTTCAAAGCGGCTGAAGAAGCCGTGGGTGATTTGCCAATGTTCGACCATAAACAGGCGGCATCGGATTATTTAGTTGAGGCTATGCAGTGGCTAGAGGATTCTCGTGGCCTTGTTGGTACATTGCGCAAAAACGTTATCGAGATGATAGACAGGGCGGCGTTAGCTCAGGTTAGAAGCGAGCGCATTGATTCTATAGATATAGGCAGTTCAGCAGATCATGTTATTGATTCTGTTGACTCTGAATTTGCGGCTCAAGCACACAGGGTTGAGAACTGGTCTGGTAAGTTAGTTGCTTTAGCTTCATCGTCAATGTCACAGTCAGTACAATCAACAGTAACTACCAATCTGCTTCCTGACCCAGATACTGGAGAGCCGTCAACCACAGTATGGTACTATGAGTGGGCCGCCGCTTCAGGACAGAACTGCGCTACTTGTTCGTTTGAAGGAGGTGCAGGTTATCGTGAAGTAAGCCAAGCGACAGTGCTTCCCGGACAGGGAACTATTTGCGGAGCGAGATGTCGTTGCGTTATAGTTTATTGGACGAAGCAAGAAGTTGATACTGGTCACGCTGTGTCCCTTACTGACTTACCATCAAACCCTACGGGGAGTGTTGCTCCACCATTGCCATCATATTGATTACAATAGGTTGCACTTGTTATATGTTGCTTTATCTGATAGTTTAGATCTTGACGCTAGAGCAGGCGCAACTCAACCCTATAAAGAGAGATAAAAATGCGCTGTGTAACAGTTCAACTTGGAAAAGATACGCACCAGATCGAAATGGAGCGTACAGATAAAGACCGACAATGGGTAGCTCGATGTCGTTTGCCTATGAAGGGCTTCATGTCTATGCCATTGAGAACAAAATCGTTTTCAAGTGAGGAAATAAAAACTCGCTCAAAGAACCCTGAAAATAGGGAGATTGACGAAAGCGTTGGTTTTCTAGATGGCATTGCTAGTAGCACAGGCGTTGATTGGCATGGCACAGAAATGTCTGTCGAGGCTCTTGAGAGTATGTCGGTTCAGTTCAAATCTGGTGTACCTTATGTGCCTTCACATTGGGACGATGAATGGGATCAAGTTTTTGGACGCACAATAGATGCATCTATAGAAGATGGTTCAATTGCTCGTGACGGGGCTACAGGCGATGAAGGCAACGGCCAGTTACTAAGAGTAACTGTTGAGCTTGATATGCAAGATGAGCGTAGCAAATCGCTCATGTCAAAACTTGATCGCGGCCATGTAATAGGAATGTCTATTGGTGGCTGGTTTACTGAAATGTCAATCATTACAGATGATGATGATGTTATTGAGCGCGTTATTATCAATGGTGTTGAGCTTGATCATTTGGCTACAACTAGGCGACCTAGCAATCCTGATTCTTGGATAAGCGACCTGTCTCGTTCAATGGGTGATGCTGTAAAAGCGGCAAATGCTCCTGACGAAGTTGTGGCTGAAGTCATTGAAGATGTCGTTGTAGAAAAAACTGAAACTGTCGAGCGAGATATTTTTGATGCTCCTAACTTTGTTTTATCTAACGATCAGACTAGGAACTGTGGCACATGTACAAGTCATGAAAAAGGCCAATGGTGTGCTAGATATAGCTTTGATGCTTCCGCCCCTTATGTTTGTGAATCATGGGAGAAAGCGAGCGACGAAGAGCTATTTCCAACAGCTATAAACGGCGAAGAAGAAAGCTCAGAAAAACCACAAGTGGTTGATGAAGCCAAGTCTGAAGAGCTTCGTGTTGAGGCTGAAGTTGAGGCCGTTGAGGAACTTTGTGAGGCTAAAAAAGAACCCGACTGTATCAAGTCAGAAACAGATAACCTTGACATTGCTGTTCAGACGGGTGAACATAGAGAAGATGGCGAAAAGGCTCATAGAAGTTCACCGTCCGTGAAAAGTGAAACTTTACCTAAACAGGAGGACGCTATGAGCGACCAAACAAGCGAAAGTACAATCGCACCTGTCACTCCCAACACTGAGATGTCTGCGGTTCTAGCCGACATGAGGTCGCTCTTGGTAGAGCTTGTTGGTCGTGAAAAGGCGATTGTAGAGACAGTAACCCCAGAGCCAGTTGTTGAGCCAATCAACGAAGAGGCTGTAGCATTGAGAGCGCGTGTAGGAGAGCTTGAAGCTCTTGTAGGCAAGCTTGCTACTACTCCTCAGAGAAGAGGCGCAAGCCATTCTCCATCGGCACGTATGGACTTGACACACGCTAACGCGCTTGTCCGTTCAGCTTCCGAAGAGCTTGGCAACACTTCAGCACTTGTAGCAATAGCTAACGAGCAAGCTGAGCGCAGAGCCGCAACTGCTGAGAACCTCCCTAGCCGAGCGCAACTTGAGGCTGATCTTAGATCAATCCTTTCTGCCGCTCTTGCTGACGGAGTTATCACTGACCCTGAAACCCGTTCATCTTGGAGATAATCATGACTGCAACAAACCCTATGTGGGCAAACATGAATGATTCACAGAGACAAGCATTTCAACGTGCTGTATCTGTAAGCACTGCAAGCACTCGCTTGACACAGAGCTACGTAAACCGTGTAATACAGCAACTTTCTCTTCGTGAGTTTGGTGCTTTAGGAACCCTTTCACGCAGGGGTGGTTCAGGAGCGCAGGCGATTGTAAACCGTCGTTCAGCGGCTTCAATGACTGCTTCTAACGTATGGGTTGCTGATACCACTTCTCTTACAGAGGCTACTGGTACTTACGCTCAGACAACATGGTCTTACCAGACTTTGGCTACTCGTGGTCAAGTTACTCGTAAGATTCGTGCTACTGGCCGTTCTTACATTGACGTACTCGCTGAAGAAATGACACACAAGCTTGATGATTTCAATGCGGCTCTTGAGTCTGCTCTATTCATCGGTGATAGTGGTGCTGTAACAAACCAGATCGATGGATTGCTTACACAGATCAACTCATACTCATCTCAAGCACAGGTTGTAGCTAACACTACAGCGGCGGCTGGAGACAGCGTGACATTAGCTAAGCTTGACGAAGCTATTGATCTTGTAAAGGGAAGCGCGGCTCGTGCTGACCTAGTAATCTATGGTTCATACTTGGGTGTGCGGAAACTAAACGCCGCGCTTCAGGCTCAGCAACAGTTCAACGATATGGTTGAGATTGCGGCTGGCTTCCGTGTACGTTCATACGATGGTATTCCAATCGTAGTATCTACTGGAATGCCTGATGACCTTACTTGGTCTGGCTCTAGTGTTACTAGCCTGAGTGGTGCGACAACAACTGCGCTAGTAGTTGTAAACAAGCGTCATGCTTGGGTTGAGGAGCTTACTCCTACAACTATGATGCCACTCGCTCGTGATGATTCTCAATCTGAGAACTTTGATATCTTCTGGGACGGCGCACTTGTTGTCGGAAACCC